TCGAGGGGATGGTGCCGTGCGCCACGATCAAGGCCGACCGGGGACAGGCTATGTGCCTGACGATCCGAATGAACCGGGCCAAAGGCACCCACGCGGCGGTCAGAATGGCCGACTGTGTCAAGGAACTGATCGACGTTCACGGCTATTCGGAGGCCGATCTTATCTATCAACTGGGCATGAACAAGGCAGAGATTGTCCTGCTTTATGAGGACAGTATTTTCAACTCGAAGCGCATCAAAAAGTACAAGTATTCTGAGGCGTGGATTCCAAAGGAGAGCAAAATTGACCCCAAACCAGACACCACAATTTGAGACTCACGGCATCGAGCATTTCAGTCGAATCGACCCGGCTGACTACGTGGCGACCGTCGAGACACTGAAGCATCACACCACGCGCAGGGACAAGGCGACCGGCGGGAAGCTGGGCGGCTTCGGCATCGAGCGCGAGTTCCATGACGATATCTGTGACGGCGACGTCATTCGAGAATTCGCCCCGGAGCTGTTCGACCTGTACGACCGGGTTCAGGAGATTCTGCAAGCGAGACTCCCTGACCATGTGGTCAACAAAAGCCCATGGCAGACCAGCGCGCTCACGTTGAAGTCATACAATCACATCGGCGATGAGCATGGCTGGCACGTTGAAACGAATGGCCTGACCGTCGTTTGTGCGCTCGAAGGTCACGGCCGGCTGCACGTTCAATTCCCTGCCGGCGTATGCCCCGACGACACTGACGAGGACAGCGTGGAGCTGGTCTATGAGACCGGGAACCTGTACATGCTGCGCGGCCATGAGCCGGACTACGACTACAGCCGAGCGATCTGGCACCGGGTTCCGCCCGTGCTGGCTTCCGATCTGCCCCGGACCACGCTGGTCATGAACTTTTATCTGGACGGCGACTTCACTCGACCCGCCGGAATTGATAAACAACATTATGCGTGAGTACAACGGTTTCCCAAGCCACGTCCGATCGCGGGCCGGCGTCTATCGAAAGCGAATGATTGCCGAGGGGCTGATCCCGAAGTGGCCGTCATTCTGCCGAGCCTGCGGTCAGATTGAGGGCGCGATGTGCTACCACACTGAGGATTATTCCGAGCCGCACGGGCCTCACACCGTCGCCTTTGAAATCTGCTACGCCTGCCACATGATGATTCACTGCCGGCACCGCAACCCGGAGCGCTGGATCGAATACGCCGAGGAAGTGCAGGCCGGCTCCACCTTCAAGCCGATTCAGGGCTGGAACTTCAAGGCCTTTTGCGCGCTGTACATGAGCCGCGCTGGCCTGCCCGAACGCCTCACCCCGCTCGCCGAGCCGGACGGCCTCAACCGGGCGATGCTCATGGAAATTCAAGCGGGCGTGTACAACCCCGACGTCAACCCTGACGCGGCCGGCTACTGTCCCGAACACCTACGGAGGGCAATACTCGGTGACTTATCAAAATGATCTGGACCAATACCGCAAGGGGCGCGGCTACCCGGTAGCCGATGACGCCCTCCTTGAACTGATCGAGCGCCGCTACCAAGGCGGCAGCTTCCTGATCGTAAACAGCCAGCACGGCCTATTCGGTCAGCGGCTCATTGACCGGCAGGGCATCACCGTCGTCGGCATCGAGCCGGATATGGACCGAGTCGCCGCCGGCATGGAGGCGGGCGTCAAGATGCAGTCTCACAATTTCGAGCTGAACCCGGACGCGCTCCTGCACCTTGGCCGCATGCTCGAAATGTACGGCACGACCGGGCTGATAATTCGGGGCATGGTGAACACGCTGGCCGATCACGTTTTCGCCGAACACTGGGACGCATTGCTGGCGATCGTCACAATGAGCAACGTCTATGAGCTGTTCATCGAGGACGACGATATTCTGGGAGCCTGTCAGGCATTTGACCCGCCGTTTTACATCGAGGAGGCGGCGACGAACACCCTGTCCTACATGAAGCGAGACCTCAATGAGCTGGAAGCCGGGGCCGCATGAGTAACCGAGCCGGACGACCGGGCCTCATGCCCCGTGGCAAGTCAGGCAAGTGGCGCGAGGATATGCCCGCGATCGCCGAGGAGGTGCCGGCGATCGAGATTCCCGATGACTGGGAACCCGGCCCAGAGCTAATGGCCCGTCCGGTCGTCAAAGACTGGCGCAGGATGGGCGCTCGGCTGACTGGCGTACTTGGCGACGATATCCAAACCATACCGGGGCTAATCGTGAAGCTGTATATCCGGGGAGGCTGGGTATTGATGGACGACGGTGAGGTTTACCAGCTCGGCCTGCGAGCGTATCCCGGCACCTAACCGGGACAGTTCCGTGACAAAAAAAAAGACAAAAACCGCCAAGCCGGCTGAAAAGCCACCGAACAGGCGCGGTCGCAAGACACTCCTGACCATGGAGAAAGTTGACAATATCTGCTCCTACATACGTGCAGGGAATTATCAGAAAGTGGCCGCAGCTATCTGTGGAATAAAGGAAAGGACGTTCTATAACTGGATCGAAAAGGCGTCAAAGCGCAAGCGGCCGAGCGCGGTCCAGCTTCATTTATTGCAGTCATTGGCCGAAGCGGAGGCCATGTTCGAGGGGCTTCACGTCCAGCGAATTTTCAATTCCAAAGACCCACGGGTCAGCCTCGAAATGCTGGCCAGACGGTTTCCCGATCGCTGGGGAACGGTGCAGAAAACCCGCGCCGTGGACGCCGACGGCAAAGACGTCAAGCCGGCACCGGGCGTCCTTGTCGTGCCGGGAATAATGGACGAGACCGAATGGGCCGAAGCCGCTCAACGGTACAAGCAGCTCCAGCCGACGGCGACCGAGGAGACCCCGGACGATGGAGACGCGATACACTGAGTCCGGGCAGGAGGTCATCTGGGAGCCGCAGCCCGGTAGTCAACAGCTTTTCCTCGCCTGCCCCTGTGACGAAGTGGTCTATGAAGGCACCCGTGGACCCGGCAAGACGGACGCGCTGCTTATGTCATTTGCTCAGTACGTGGGCAAGGGCTTCGGCGAACACTGGCGCGGCATCCTATTCCGCGAACAATCGACGCAACTGGCTGACGTCATCGCCAAGTCCCAGCGCTGGTTCAATCAGTTTCTACCGGGAGCGCGCTTCATTGGCGGCGGTGGCTACAAGTGGAAGTTCCCCGACGGCGAGGAGCTGCTACTGCGTCACATGCGAGTGCCGAATGACTACTGGAAATACCACGGCCATGAGTATCCGTGGGTCGGCTGGGAGGAGCTGACGAACTGGGCGACCAAGGACTGCTACGAGTCAATGACGTCCACGAATCGCTCCAGCTTTCCCGGCATCGAGGACGCCGCTGGCAACATCATCAAGCCCATGCCTCGCATGTATCGGTCAACGTGCAACCCCTTCGGAGTCGGCCACAACTGGGTCAAGCGGAAGTTCATTGACCCCGTGCCTCGCATGGTGCCGCAGGAGGTGCTGACCACGCACCCGCTCACCGGGCAGACCATGCGGCGGACACTCTGCGCGGTCCACGGGACCATCTGGGAGAATCGCTACCTGCTCGAAAATGACCCGCAGTACCTCGCCAATCTGCTCAGTATCAGTGATCCAAACAAGCGGGCGGCGTGGCTCTTTGGCTCATGGGAGATCACTGCCGGCGGCATGTTTGACGATCTGTGGAACGCCGACGTGCATGTACTGCCGCGCTTCAATATACCGACTCACTGGCCGATATACCGGGCCTTTGACTGGGGATCGGCCAAGCCCTTCAGCGTGGGCTGGTACACGGTAGCGCCCGACTCAGGGACGCTCAACCTCGGCCCGAATCGGACACTGCGCGTCATCAAGGGTGACGTGTTCCGGTTTCGCGAATGGTACGGATGCAAAAAGGGCGAGGAGAACGTGGGCCTTGGACTGGTCAACACGGCGATCGCTGCCGGCATCAAGGCCCGTGAGGCGTCGCTGTTTCCGGGCCGCACCGTCGAGCGCGGGCCGGCTGATTCGGCGATCTATGGCGACACGTCAGGCAAGGGAAAGGACGAAACGATCGCGAAGGATATGGCCAAATCGCCGAACAATATCCGGTGGCTCAAATCGAAAAAGGGGCCGGGATCGCGGGTCAATGGCTGGCAAAAGCTGCGGGAAATGATAAGCGAATCAGTGAACCCGCTGCATGAGGAGCCGGCATTCTACAGCTCCGTTGACTGTCCCGATTTCAACCGACTTTTCCCGGTACTGCCCCGTGACGACAAGAATCAAGATGATGTAAACTCCGACGCCGAGGATCATAATGGTGACGAGGCCCGGTATTTCGTTTATCGTGGCAAGGCGTCATTGACCACCAAACCAGTCACAGGGCGATAAATAATGCCAATCTCCAGCACTCACCCAAAGTACAAAAAGCAGGAGCCAGACTGGGAAACAATGCGTGACACGCTCGCTGGTGAGTGGGCCATTCTCGACAACATTCGGAAGTATTTACCGCCGCCTCCGGGCATGAATATCCGGGGCGCTGGCGATATCAATGACATTCTGGGTGCGTCCACCAAGGGACTCCAATCTCGATACACGCATTACATCAGCTTTGCTGAGTGGCCAGAGATCGTCCAAATGACGCTCAATGCCTTGCAGGGCTTGATACATGAGAAGCCTCCCACGGTCGAGCTGCCTGACGATCTCATGTACCTGATCGACACGGCGACTCCGCAGGGGGATACGCTGAACGACCTTTGGGAAACTGTCACGCGTGAAACACTCAGCACCGGGCGGATCGGCCTGCTCGCTGAAATCTATCTGGATCAAACCTATATCTGCCCCTACGTGGCGGAGTCAATCATCAACTGGCACGTCCTGCCGAAGCTACTGGGAGGCGGCGCGACAATGGTCATCCTGAAAGAGATCAGGACAGTGCCGAAGGACGACGACCACTATGAGCATGAAGAACTCACCGCCTACCGGGAAGCCCAGCTCTTTCAAGAACATGACGAAGGTGGAAATCCAGTCGGCGAGCCTGTCTATCGTGTCCGAGTCTGGAAGGCTCCAGAGGGGAAGGATGCGGTCATTATCGTCAACGATAATACGGACGAAAACGGCTGGATCGTGCCGCTCTTTTTCGGTCAGGCATGGGCCGAAATACCGCTGACGGTCAACAACGCTGACGACCGCACGTTCAAATTCGGGGCGATCCCGCTGATCTCGGCAGCTCGGCGAGCGATCAGCATATTCAGAAAAACGGCTGACTACTTCCGGGCGCTGTACAACAAAGCCGATCCGCAGGCGGTGCTTTTCGGCGTCGCTGCGAGCGAAGTCCCTGACAGTATCGGCGGCTCAAGCATCTGGGCCTTCGAGGACAGCGACGGCTCCGCCATGTACCTCGACATTGACGGCCAAGGCATTCCGATGCAGAAAACCGCCATTGACGATCAATACGAGCGCTTTGCTCAGGAGACCGGGCGGCTCCTCGACAGCGACAGCGAGGGCATCAAGTCAGGCGAGGCGCTACGCCGGGAGGCAGCGAGCCACCAAGTCACCGTGAAGTCGATCGTCATAAATGCCGGCGCGAGCATGCAGTCACAGCTCAGGCTCATGGCCCGGTTGATGGGCAAGCCAGAGAGCGTCATTGAGTCGATTCTGTTCACGCCGAATCTCGACTTTGCCGAGCCGCTAATGACCGGCCGCGAGTTTATGGACTACGTCCTGAGCAAGAATGCCGGCGGGCCGTTGAGCTGGTCAACGATTCACGAACTGGCCAGACGCCACAAGATCACTGACAAAACCTTCGAGGACGAGCAGGCGGAGATCGACACCGAGGGTCCGACGCCGGCCGAGATCGAGGCCGAGCTGGAGGAGGAGCGCATCAAGGCCGAGGCCGCAGCCGCAGCCGCAGCCGAGAATGACGACGGTGACGGCGACGGTGACGGCGATGACGACGACGATGACGACGACGCCGACAAGGACGACGACGCTGACAAGGACGAGTAAATGTCCACCGCTGCCGAACGCCTATCCGACGCGCTGGTCCGGCACCAAATCGACATTGAACGCCTCAAGAAAGGCACCGCTGACAAATACGTCAGGCTGCTACGTCGAGCGGACGCTGCAATGGTGGCGGAGCTTCGCAAGCGGCTCGACCGATTCGGCGCGACAGGGCCAACGGCAGCGCGAAAAGTAAAGTCCCTGAACAAGCTCATTGACGCCGTGGTGACTGGCCGGCGAGCCGTCTGGCTGGAGCTGCAAAAGCAAATCAATGCCGAGTACCGTCAAATCGGTCAGGCTGAAGCCGTCATTAGCAACGAACTGCTCACTGACGCGGTCGGCATCGAGGAGTTCAAGCCCGATCTGGTCGCTGCCGGCGTGGTCGGCGTGGCGGTTCAGGCGAACGTGTACCAAGGCCGCACCACACCCCGGCACCTCAAGGACTTAGAACTGAGGGAGCGCGAGATCATCCAGAAGTCGATTCGTCAGGGCGTATTCGACGGCCTCCGGGCCGGGGCGATCGTGACCGGCCTCCGCGGATCGCAGGGCTTCGGCATGACAGACGGCGCGCTCAATTCGACCCGGAACGCACTGGGCGCAATCGTCAGCACGGGCGTCAATGCGGCGACCACGACCGGGCGGGACGTGCAGTATCGGGACACGGGCGTCATCACCGGGCTAGTCTGGACGGCCATACTCGACGGCCGCACGACGCCAATCTGTCAGAGCCGAGACGGTCACGGCGTCGCCTACACCGACGACTTCCCGAAGGACATTCCGTTGCTCCAGCCACCGGGCGCTCGACCGCCGGCTCACTTCCGCTGCCGCTCCTACATGGAGGCAACGCTGCGCGACATTGGCGTGGTCAAGCCTCACCGGGTATTCGTCACTGACACGCGCACCGAGAAAAAGCGCGTCATTGACTTTCGGGCGCAGGCGAAACGCGAGTCCGCGAACTGGTCAAGCCTCACCGCTCGGCAGCGACGCCGACGGATTCGCAACGTGGCGAACCAGTGGGCCGTTGACAATATCGGGACGGTGGCTCCGCAGACCACGTACCCGCAATTCCTTGCGCGCCAGAGCGCATCATTTCAGGACAGCGTACTCGGCCCGACCCGTGGCGCTCTGTTCCGCCGGGGAGGCCTGCCCGTGTCATCGTTTGTCGATCAGACCGGGCGCAGCTTCACGCTTGAGCAGCTACAGGCCGCGCATCCACGGGCGTTCATCAAGGCAAATCTGGGACCGCCTGCGAAGTCGCTGGGTCCGTAGTTGTTGCGTGAGCCGCAATCGCCGGTATATGATCGGCTCCACTGATAACAGTCCAACCGCAGAAGCGGGCCGAGGAGGGTTCAATGGACCGACTGACCAAGGAATTTGTATTACCGATTTTTCGCACCGGCTATGAAGGCAATGGCGACGGAGGCGGAGACGGGAATGGAGACGGCGGTGGCGATGGAGGGGGCGGCTCAGGCGAGTTCACCCAAGCAGACATTGACACGGCGGTTGAAAAAGCGGTCGGCGGTCTCAAGACAACGAACCAAGCACTGAAAGGCGAAAAGACTGAGATCAAGAAAACGCTCGACGCCATGAACGCGCAATTCACGGCACTGGGCGGCGAGGACGGAATCAAGAAATTGTCCGAGTTTCAGAAGAAACTCTCAGAGGACGAATCGACTTCCCTGCTCGCGGACGGCAAGCATGAGGAATGGTTTGACAAACGAACGGCGGCTCTCAGAAAGTCGCATGAGAAGGAACTTGGCACCGTGCAGGAGGCGACAGAAGCCGCCAACGGACGGGCGGAGAAGGCGGAAGCCAGACTCCACAAGACGATTCTCAAAGCTGAAGTACTGACCGCAGCTAAGGATGCCGGCACGGTGGCAGAGGCCTCCGCCGATATCCGATTAAGGGCAGAACGGGTTTTCACATGGGACGATGAGCGTGAAAGTCTGGTAGTCAAGGACGAGGATGGTGACGTTGTCCTGTCGAAAGACGGCAAGTCACCGAAAAGCGTGGCCGAGTGGCTGGACGAACAGAAGGAAGGCGCTCGCCATTGGTGGCCGGGATCGAAAGGTGCCGGCGCTGACGGCAGCGGCGACGGAGGCGAAGGCGGTGGCGATGAGGATATCTCCACGGCTGACTATCCGACCTTTGCGGCCAAACGGAAACTGCAAAAAGCCGCGAAGGCAAAAGCTCGCGGATTCGCTTAATAGCTGCGGGGCAGGAGCCTCAAAGTCACTGATTTATCTATTGAACTTTGGAGGTTCACCATGTTTCCACAATTCCGAACGGGATTTATGACAATCCAAACGGTTGACTGGCTCGCCCGTGAAGCGCTGCTCATTTTGCAGTCCAACATGGTCGCCACTCAGCTATATGACCGCATGTACGAAGCGGACTTTTCCGGCACCGAAGCGCGAGGCGATACCATCCGTGTCCGCAGGCGTGACCGAGGCAACGCGCAAGAATTTACCGGCACAATCGTCAGCCGGCCGCTTGAAGAATCAACGATCGACATTGTCCTTGAGAAGCACTACGACGCTTCATTCGAGATCACTTCCAAGGAAGCGACCCTCGATCTGGACAGCTTCAGTGAGCAGGTTATCGAGCCGGAAGTTATCTCGATCGCCGAGCTGGTCGATACGTTTGCACTGAGCAAGATCAACGATCTGCCGAACAACGCGGGCGTGGACGGGGCAGGCGCTCCGATCGCATTCGCGACCGATATCGGCGGAGTTGCCCAGTACCGAAAGGTACTCAACGAACTGAAAACTCCCATGGCAGGGCGTCAAGCGATCTGGTCTCCGACAGGCGACGCGAATCTCCTGAGCATTGCCAGCTTTGTTGAAGCGAACAAAAAGGGAGACGACGGCACCGCACTGGCTGAAGCATCACTCGGCCGCGTGTTGGGCTTCGATCACTGGATGGCTCAGAACGTCGATGAGACGGCGCTGGTCAGTCAGGATGGTGACACGGCAGTTGTCGAGGGCGGCGGTAATCCGCTTCCAGTCGGCACGAAGGCGATTCCGGTTGACGCCGCGAATGGCGCAGCGGTTGTATTCGCTGACAAGTCCACCATCACGCTCGACGGCATCAACTACACCGTGAACGGTGACGCCACCATGTCCGGCTCTGCCGGTACGATCAACATTCTCGAAGGCCTCAAAACTGAGGTACTGGATAACGCTGCATTGACCACGCCGTATGCGGTCAGTGATTCGTTTTTCCCACGGGGCGCGATGTTCCATCCCCGCGCTTTCGCCTTCGTCAGTGTGCCGCTTGAGATTCCGCCGGGTGCGGAAGGAGCGATGATCGCCGCTAACGGCTATGCCATTCGCATCGTCAGGGACTACGACATTCTGACCAAGAAGTCGATTATCTCCCTCGATACGCTGGTCGGTTGCCGTGTGGTCCATGGTGAGCTGGGAGCCAAGGTCGTGACCGACGCCTAAACGGCTGCGGTTTGACGGGTACTGAGGGGCGGCTGCATAATGCGGTCGCCCCTTTTCGTTAAATAGTCAGGAGACTACGATGACAGAAGCAAAGAACGTGACCATGTGCAAAGCCGGTTGCAAGGACATTTCCGTAAACCCGGACGCAATTGAGTCCATGGAGGCTGCGGGCTATGCCTTGGCCGACGGCTCCGAAGCGCCGGCAGCGGTTGAAGAAACCGGGCTGACCGATGCTGAGAAAGCAACGGAGATCAAAGCGGCTGGCGAGATCGCTCGCAAGCAGGCCAAAAAAGACGGCCTGACCAAAGAGGACACCGAGGCGGCAGTCACCGCAGCGTCCGAGGAGGCAGCGGCAGCGCTGGCACCCGCAGGCAGCGCCGACTGAATGACCGAGGAGAGCCATGAGGACAAGCTGCGGCGTCAGTTAAACATTCCAAAAGGCGCGCATGTGACGTTCATAGATATGGACAAAAACCGTGTCGAGCCGGTCATCACGGCCGGCTGGACCGACGAACAGATCAAGGGAAAGACGGAGCAGGAGCTTCGCGCAACGATTACCCAAAGAGAGACCGGACTTGTCAGGCTGACCGAAACCGTTGACAATGAGCGCGGCGAAATCGAGAAGCTGAAGCAAGTCCTTCGGCGAAAACTGCAAATCGGAGACTAGGCGATGCCCTTAATCAATGACCCGGACGGCCTCTCACAAGGCGGTCTCACTTCCCCCGCCGACTTAGCTTTCACGGCATCCTCTGGCGCAGACGCCACGCTCACGGGGTCAGCCACGCTGCCCGCCGTGACCGCTGGCGACTTTATCGAAGTACGGGACAATTCGATCCCCGGCAATAATGGCCTGTACCTCACAAGCGGCTCCCCGACGACCAGCGCAATCGACGTCACCAAAATGGCACTGAGCGGCGCGGTCGTAAACCCGGCAGACAATGCCGGCGAGGCGAATCGGATATTCGGCTCCGACGCCAATGAGAAAAACGTATTTTTCGACACCGGTCAGCTTTTGTTCACGCTGCTCAATGGCTTCGGCTCGGTCACGGTGCTGGATAATGAGGGCGTCGTAGGCCAATCGCTGTACAGCTTTTTCAAGGAGGAATGGAAGGCAGACAACGATCTGATTAAATTCCCATTCCCCATGACGGCCATTACGCCTGAGCAATTCGAGTTCAACGGCTGGCGACCAGTCAATGAGTCCGAGTCAACGATCAGCACGGGCGACGCATCTGACACCCAGAGCCTTATCAGGACGGCCGGCTGGGACGAGGTCGATATCGCCGGCTTCATCGAAACTCAATACTTTGGCTGGGTCACGCTGGGCAACGTGGACGTCTCCGATTTTGTGTATGGCTTTTTCGATTCGGCGCTACTGGATGCCGATATCGTGGACGCGCTTTTCGACGGGCCGACGAACGAAGTCGTCCAGACCATTTTCCGAAGCGATCTGTCCGGTGCCGGCGTTATCTCAGTGACGGGCGGCAACACACTCAGCCGGACAACCGGCTCATGGCTCACTGACGGCTACAAGGTCGGTGACGAGGTATTCATTCAGAACGCCGAGGACAGCGCCAACAACGGATCATTCCCGATTACGGCAGTGGTCGCGCTCGATATCACAGCGGCAGGGCTGACAAACAACGCCGACGACACGACCATGATCGTCAGCATCGACCGCCGGAATGACGTGTTCACCCCGCGCATTCGGGTATTCGGCAAGACGTTTGACCAGTCGTCCACGACCGATATCGGCGTGACCACGCTTACGAATCAGGTGTATCGCTTCCCGCTTTCCGAAGGCCCAGACGCCGTGATTGTCGATCTGGCAGCACTTCAGGCTCAGTCGATCGCTGCACTACTGTCCGATATTGTCGGCGACGTGACAGCGCCTTACGACGGCATGGCGGTCGGCTACAACGATCACGACGGCATCACGATCACCGGGCTACAGGGCGGTGACGGTGAGTTCGCCGTGGTAGTCGATCAGGATGCAGACGCAGGCGGCGGTCAAGGACTGGCTGAAGATTTGTACGCATTCGTGCAGGCGCAGCTCCTCCGCACCGACGACTTCAATGACGCGAACGATGACAACCTGCTAACCGATCCGAACGGCAACACCGAAATCGTCATCGGACGGCTGGCCGAGCCATTGCTGGCGATCGCATCAACCGGCAACACTCTCAGCACCATACCGCTGACGACGCTTGTCGGTTCCGGCTGGGCAGGCCCACCGGACGGCTTCGGCGTCGCGATCAGGAACCACAACAGCAACGACACCAACAGAATCGAAATGACCGACAACTCAGGCGTGGTCAAGGCGTTCCCATTCGTCGCCGCTGGCGATATTAACTTCAACTCCAATCTGTCAGAGGACGTGGACGCAATCTTCCGCATGTTCTTCACCAATGACGACGCGGGCGATGACAACGGTTTCGACTTCGGCACGATCAACGCGATCACCGTCGAGGACAATTCAGTGGTCGAGATCGAGGGCGCTGTACCGCAGCAAGTGGGCGGGTCATCGCTGTCATTTGACTTCGACTTTGACGGCAACGTGCAGCGAGGCGCGGCCTCCGCTGGAGACCCTGCACCGATCACGATTGTCGCTATCGGGCTGAGTACGGCACAATACGTCATTGCGACAGGGACGATCATTCGAGCAGTGGGTCAGAACTTCTCACTGGTCGCGGCTCTGGAACGTAACTTCAGCAATCCATAGCGATGAGGCCGGCCAATGACAATAAGGTTTTCGACGCGGGAGCAATACCTGCTTGACCGGCCGACCCTGCAACCTCAATACATGCGGGCCGACTGGTTCAAAAAGCTGAAGCCAATTGTCGAGGGTACTGAGGACGGCAAAACAGCAAAAACCTGCCCGTCGCTGGTCAATCTTTTCAAGCATTGCATCGTCATGCCGCTATGGTGCGACGTCCGGCTGACACGCGGCCACCGAGTCAAAGTGGACGCCGAGCCGGGTGAGGAATTTATACCGCACCCCGACGGGACGTTTCTGGTTCCGAGCTTCACGCCTGAATTCTTTGGCCAAGGCGCGCACGACTCCAAACAGGTGAACGACGGCTTCCGGGGCGGCTTCGGCATGCAGCTATTGCCGAAACCGATCAGCCCGTGGCTCCTCGAAATGGACGAGGGCTGGTCAGTGTTTGTCATGCCGGCGACGCTGCACCATAGGAACCCGCTGCCATGGGAGCCGATCCCCGGATTCTTCAATTGTGACAATTGGCATCAAACGAATATGCCCTGCCGCTTTACGTCCGAGCCGGCGGCAGAGTCAACGATCTGGGCCGGCACTCCATTCGCTTATTACCTGCCATTCAAACGCGCCGACGCCGGCCCGCTAGAACTGCGGCTCATCGAGGGCAAGGAATGGGAGCGGGTTCACAGCGAGCCGGACGCCTGCCCCATGGCCAAGCACCGGCTCTGATATGACAGCGCCAGCCGTCAATAGCACGAACGTCCTGCTCAATGCCTTGGCGGATAGTGGCGTCAATGGACTGGCCACGGTCAACACGCAGGTCACGGGCAATCTCTCGATCATTACCAGCTACAGCGCCGACGCGGGTTCCGGTGCCGGGTACGGCTGGCTCCCCACGCAGACCGGCGTCCGCTCGAATGGCGGCGCGACCGCTGACAACGAATTGCAGGGAACGACATTCGGCACGGGTGCGGAGTTTGGCCCGATCGACGGCAGCGCCGCAGCCGGCGACGGGAAGCGGCTTTTCTACACTCACATTTATTCGTCTCAGGGGTCGGCGCTGAACAACTGGAACAACATCACGTCAGGCTATGGCGGCATGCTGTTTTTGATGAGCGATCAAGACCCTGACCTGACGGCGAACACCGATCGGTCAGCCAATGTCCGGGGCTGGTGTGTCGGTGGCCGCGACACGATCCCGACCCTGTTCGCGCCCACGCCTACGAGCTTCATGGCAGTGGACGCCGAGCATACGGCCTCCGAAGTACTCACCGGGGCCGGCACTGAGCTGACGCATATCGACGTCGCCGCCACGCCTGACAGATTCGACCCGACGTCGATCGTCAGCGGAGCATGGGCGTGGAAGCTAACGGGCGGCGGCTTCATTGGCACCGTGAGCCGCTTCGGTCATTACGACGCATACACGATTCTCCAAGGTGACGTCGATCAACCCGGCAAGTTTCAGAATTTCTACGACCTCACCCAGATTGAGAATCACTACGGCGTAGCCAAGGGCGACAGCGCTCAGTTCCGGTTCCGGCTGGCGGTCGAATTCGGCGACCGTGATCTGGGCGACACTGCGCCGACCTTTTTCCTCGATGAGAATGTCAGCGTCGAATTCTCGGAGAGCATGCAGGCATTGACGACGCCGAAAGTCCGCGTCTTTCATGCCGGCTTCAACAAGATCGGCATGGAGGAAAAACTGCGGTCAGGCGATACGTGGATCGCGAACAATATTCAGTTCATCGGCGCGACTCCGTGGCACCTTCGATTCAATTCGACGCTGGGAGCCGACGTCCAGTTCAATAGCTGCATCATTCAGAATGCCGGCGGCGTGGCCGATGACTGCGAGATCGGGGACGACGTAGTGATCGACGGTGGCCTGATTGACGGCTGCGGCAAGCTCTCGATCAACGGCGGCACGATCAAAGACCTGACCGTTTCCAATTACGCCTCAACGGCTGGCGTCGATATCACTGAGCTTTCGACCATCGAGGACGTCGCTTTCGATTCGCCAAGCGCGGTCAAGTACGCAATCGAGATTCCCGACCCGGCCAGCGGCACTGACAACTACACGCTGGACGGTGTTTTGTATGCCGGCCATGACTTCGATATCCGGGTACTGGGCAGCGCCGGGACGGTCAATATCTCAATCATAGGCGGCGGCGACGTCCCGACGATTAGCGCCGGCACGGAGACCACGAACACGCCGGCACTGCTCGGCGCTGGCTGGCTGGACGGCACGTCATACACGGCGGTCGCGGACGGCGGTGACGGTCTCCGGTCAGTGGTCGTCGCGGTATCGAACAACGGCAACAAGCTCCCCGACTCAGTGACATTCGGCGGCGTCACGATGACGCTACTGGTCGCTGACCTGCTCAACCCGATCGGCCTGTCCCTGTACATGCTGATCGAGACCGGCAACAGCTCAGTATTTACCGGCTCCCAGACGGTCGCGGCGCAATGGACGGCCGGCACACCGAGCGAAGTGACATTCCAGTTCGCGACCTACGACCATGTTCGCCAGCTCCCATTCACGCCAAGCACCGACACTGACGCCAAAGCGCAGACCGGCGGCGGCTCACTGGTCGTCGCTACCGACTGGCTGATCCTGTACGAGACCAACAACGCCTCAGCTCCGGTAGCCGCTGGCTCGAATCGCGTCCTGATTGTTATTGAGGGCCACGAAAACAACGGCGGGCTGGGCGGCTCCTCCGGGCTTACGTGGGGCGGCATTTCGATGACGCTGGAGCAGTCGCAATTCGGCGGCGGTGGCCCGGACAACGGCGCGCAATTGTGGTCACTCGATGAGGCCGGGATCGCGAGCGCCACGGGCGACACGCTCACGTTCTCCGGGTTTGCCGGGGACACGCCGAGCTTTGCCGCGATTAGCTTCACAGGGGCAGACCAGACCACGGGCGGGGTCAAGGATTCGACCGGAGCCACGGGCAGCGACCCAAGCAGCGCCGACCTGACCATCGACAACGGGGACATTCTGGTCGCAGGCTTCTCAACGTCTCCGGGCGCGAACGCGCTGACGAGCTGGGACGACGAACTGGCCACGCCTGATTCGACGGGCAGCGTCCCGCCGGCTCCGGGCGTCGGTGACGATCCATTCGACGTTGCGCGCAAGGACTACAGCGGAGGCAGCACGACCACGGGCGTCGTCGGCGCGACCGGCGGTGACGGCACCCGGACGGGCTTTGTTTGCGCCAGCATCGCACCGGGCGGCGTATCGGCTGGCAACCTCGTCACGCAGGTAGCGACGCAGGACGAAGGGCTGGTCATTGCAGTAGCGCACACCGAGTCCACGGTCCCATTCGGCATCACATTCGGCGGCGACGTCACTGAGCGCGACCAAGTAGCGGACGACGATCGGATCGTGGCGGTGGCCGACTTCGTAGATTCAGCGGATACCGGCGTCGGCGATGCGACCATGACCGACGCGAGCGACACGGCCGGCGCGGTAGCTCAAATGATCTCGGCTCACATACCGCCGGCCCGAACCACGTCGGGCGGGCCTACGGTCAACGTGACGGCGAATGTCAACGTGACGCTGGCGCGCATGAAAGACAATACGGAGGTCCGCGTCTGCACGGCAGGCGACCCGAACGATCCGCTCGCCGGCATCGAGGACGCGGTTGACGGCACGACCGATGACCGATCGTTTACGTTCACGCTTCAGGCCGGTACGGTTGTGGATATGACGATTTTCGCGGTCGATTGGATACTGCCGCCGAACAATCGAATCGACGGCTTCACGATTCCGGCGACCGACACCACGATCCCGATATCGCAAGTCCCTGACCGGAATTTCGAGAATCCGTAATGCCAGACATTGTCACATTCGACGGACCCGCCAAGGTAATCACAGAGATTGCAGGCGGCACCGAGAACGAGCTGGACGTCATCGAGGTCTATTCCGAGTGGAAGGTGTGGACGATGCTCAGTGACAATCTGAAGTTCCTGCATGCCTTCGGCGTGGTGGGCGGAGACCCGATCACACCGACGCAAAATCTGGGCAGCACGTTTTTCATGGAGAACGGCTGGCGCATCCGGCCGGCGGAACTCGACCACAAGCTGACACTGGTCGGCAATATCTTCACACGCGAGCCGGGGGAGTCCGTGTTTCTGGCGACGCTGGGCGCGTTCACTGTGAACACCGAGACCCGCGTGAGCAGTCTGGTCGATTCGTCAGTGGCGCGGCTTGATCTGGCTCAGTTGTTGCAGGCGATATACGTCTCCGTTGACGGCGTGGCAGGGACGGCCGAGGGCGTCGGCACCCCGACCAATCCGGTTGACAACATTCCAGACGCTCGGCTGATTGCCGACCGGGAGAACCTGCACGGCTACAACGTGCGCGGCTCATTTACGCTCAGTGAGGATCACGAATTCTGGGCATTTGAGGGCAGCGCTGCGACCTTCGCGGACATTCTCAATCTGGGCGGCTTCTCAGTGGAGAGCAGTCGGTTCAGTAACGTCACGCTGACCGGCGCTATGTCGGGCGCGATTGAAGCGGTCGAGTGCGTCATGGAGATTCTGACCGGCCTCGACGGCATTCTGCGTCGCTGCGGTCTCAATCAGGACATAACGCTGGCCGCTGCGGCCGAGGCGCTGCTTGAATCGTGCTATTCGATGGTCCCCGGCACGACGACTCCCCGGATATTCTATGCGGCGAACTCCGATCTGAACATGCGGGACTTCAGTGGCGGGATCGAGCTGCGCGATATGACCACCGGCTGCACGTCGTCAATTGACCTCGACCCCGGCCACCTTGTCATTGATTCGAGCTGCACCGGAGGCATCGTACTGGTCCGAGGGCTGGGCCGCATCACTGACAATTCGGCCGGCGCAGTGACGGTCCTCGACTTCGGGTTCCTGAGCGCCGAGGAGATGCAGATTACTTATCACGCAATTGCCGGCAACGCGACGGTATCACTGGACGACCAGACCGTGACCATCAAAGACGAAAGCGGTGCTACTATCCGAGTCCTGTCAGTCTCAGTGGACGGCCGGGTGAGGACTATAGTGTCATGAGGGAGCAAGATATTTTAGCAGCCGATCCGGCGACGCTGGACGAGGACGAACTGGACACGCTTATCGGCTCCGCGACGGCGATCCTGAAGCAGCTCGACGGGGACAAGCATTCAACCGACCGGCTGAAAAAGAGCATAGGCGACCGCAGCAAGGCGCTCAAAACGGCACAACGCGAGGCACGACTTGAACGCAAAGGACGATAATGGCGACGCCTTCACTCTTTCCGATGTTCCTCAAAGGCGGCGGCGGTGGCGGCAGTGTTACACTGAATCAAGCGATAATCAGCGAATTGGAGATCGAAGTGGCCAGCACATTTGAGGTGGAAGTAGCTCCCCCGATCGAGGTGGAAGTACCTGAAACGATCGAGGTCGAGCTGCCTGAACCGACCGAAGTGGAGACCTGCCCATGAGTCGCGACAAAGGGCCGGACCTATGCTACGTCCGGGGCGACACCGCTCCGCTGACGCTTATCTTCAAGCAGTCGGCGGTCGCGATCGACCTGACTGGATACACGGCGATCGTCCTGACCACGAACACGGAGCAAGACCCGACCGATATCACGAACCAGCAATTCCAAATGGACGGCGCGCTCACTGCGACACCGACTGACGGCACCATCAATTTCAAGCCGCAGGGCATTGACGAAAGCGCCAAGCGCACCGCCTCCGAGGCCTACCCGGTTGACGCTGAAATGTTCTATGACGTGCAGGCAATCGACGGCACCGGGGCGCGAGTCTCGCTGATCTATGAAGGCAAATTCGACGTGCTTCAGGACATTACCAAGGACTAGCCATGGCGCATGCACTCACAGTAGAAACCGGCACCGGAAACCCTTTGTCGAATAGCTACGTCGGTATCACGCAGGCCGACGACTACCTTCACGATACAGGCCGCAAGGCCGGCGCGTGGAGTGACGCCGGCACGTTCGGAAAGCAAACCGCACTGAGTCAGGCGTGGTACTACATGCTGGCGCGCTGGCGCGGTCAATGGCTGGGACAGCCGACGTTCAAAGCGCAGGGCGGTGACTGGCCACAACGGGGACAGTTCTACCCGTCGAATCACGCCGTCGCCACAAACGAAATCCCGCGAGACATTCAGAACGCTCAGATTGAGTACGCCTACGCCATGGTCGTTGACGGTCGCTCCGAGCTGGCACCCGTGCCGGTTGTTGACGATACCGGGCGGACGGTCACGCAGAAACAAGAGAAGGTGGACGTGCTGTCTGAGTCAACGACCTACAGCGACAAGGGCGGCACCGGGCGGAATCAAGACGGCATGCGAACCTATCCAATCGCCGACGGCCTGCTCAGTAATTACGTCACGGGCGGCGCGGTCCACGAACTACTGCGAGCCTGACCGTGGCGCTTGAAGATACCGCCGTCCGACTGATCGCCAAATTCGGGCGGTCGGCCACCTTGCTCCGAAAGTCATTGACACCCGATGACCCGGCGGCTCCATGGGACTCGAATGACAGCGAGGGCGCGAGCGTCCCGATCACTGCCGCCTTCGTGGCCTTCAAAAAAGATCAGATTGACGGCACCGTTATCCATGCCGGCGATATGCAGGTACTCATCGCGGCCAAGGCGACCACGCCAGTCAGTGACAGCGACACGATTCTGGACGGTGGGGCGCGCTGGCGCATCATCGCGACTGAGCTGATTAAGCCCGGTTCAATCGAGTACCTATGGAAATGTCAGGTGAGGTCATGAGCGAATTCGTATTATTTTTGTTTCTGTTTATCCCGCAGACCGACGCGACGCCTCCGGTTGAGGTCGGCACGTATCGGTCACTTGAGGCCTGCGAGACCGAGGCCCAGCGCCAAGCCGATGACGAGAACATCGTCAAGGACAGGCGCTTCGCTGCGATCTGGCTATGCGTCGAGCGTGACAAA